CGTCCACATAAAATCCTGCGTCTGCATTTAGCACAAGATTCATATCATAGTTAGTGTAGAAGTCCAGCACCTGATAACCTTCATCGTTGTCAATCACATTCCATCTTGCACTATTCCAATGGTTGCTACTAGTCCCCTCATTGAGTCCATCAATTTGTGTATCAGTTAGTATTTGTTGCGTTGTAATGTTAGACTGTCCAACAAACTGCATACCTTCTGAGTGTAGAATTACTGTGGGTATACCCAAATGTTTTGCACGGGCAAGTATTGTTTCTTTGTTTTGCAGACTGTGTTCTTGTGCAGTTTTTTGTACAGTAAATTGTTGTAGTTGTAAACCTGCTCGCTCTTCTTGAAAGTTATGATATTGTCGTCCATTTTTTAATCTGCTGGTGACTTTGGTATAGAGAGAAACATCTTTAATATGTAGGTGCATTAATTCACGCCTTTGTTGTTTTATTATAATTACATTATAACACGTTATCACAAAATGTCAACAGGTATTTGAATGTTATTAACAATAGGCGATAGTTTCACATATGGCACAGAATTAAGCAATACAGAGTTCGCATGGCCCTATCAATTGGCTACTCGACTTGGTATGAATTGTGTTAATCTAGCACAACCTGGTGCCAGCAATGACTTTATTGTGCGAACTGTTGTTAATGCTATTGGGGAATATGATCCACAGTTGATGATTATTGCTTTCACAACACCTAACAGATTTGAACGAAACGGAGAACACTTTACTCCTACAAAAACTCCGCAACAGTTTGTTGACTGGAACGAAGTTTGGGCACTGGACAAGTTTCATGCACAGGTAAAGATGTTAGAAACCTATATCACGTGTAAGAACTACTTCATAGGGCCGTGGGACGTGGATATCAGTTACTGCAACAACTACATAGGCACACTGGTTGAAATGTGTGAAGGTTTTGATAAAGGTCCTGGAGGTCATCCACTTATACAAGGACATACTGCTATAGCAAGAACTATATTAGAAATTATTAGCAAGCCATGATTCTAAGTCACCTGTGAGATTTGCCATCATTGCTTCTTGCGAACCAAAGAAACTCAAACGTTTTTGTCCGTAGTAGTATGGAAATTGTAGTTTGCGATCAAGTCCTAGTATGATGCGTTTGTTCTTACGTGCAAAGTTATTAGGTAACTGAAAGTCCCAATATTCAAACTTTAGTTTTTTCAGTATATTGAATCCAGTGCTTGTTAGACGCATACCGCCTTGTTCGCGTGTGTTATACCACCATGAGTGCAATGCAGTTTTATACTCAGGACGATCTTCTTCTAAAAGATCAATAACATGACGTGTAAGTTTGTTCTTATCCCGCATCTTTATAAACAATTTGACCTTTACTGAGTAATACCACAGTAAATTTGTCAGTCTTGAATTGTGTATTAAGTTTTTTTGCTAGGCTGATTGCATGCCCTGGGTTTGAGAAACTTACTTTCTTATACTTAGGTCCAGGATACTGCACAAGCATGTTAGATGTTTTTAGATTGATTGGTTTTGCTTCAAAGTATACTGCCCAAATACCATCACTGGCTAGTACCTGCTCTGTCTTATAGGTATGTTTGTCTGTTACTTCAACTAATATCTGTGGTTTTGGTCTTGCCATGTTCATTATCTCCACAGTTATTTATGATAAACTGCGTAGATAATTGGTAAACGGCTTAGTTAACTACCAAGTTCCGCCGTCAACTTCAATTTCAGTAGGTTGTTCTGTTTGGTTATTTTTTTGTAGAAGTTCGATATCAAGCAACAGTTTGGTTATATCACCATGCAAGTTTTTTGCATCTTGCATACTCCAAACAAAGTCCTGTGCATTGGTTGCATCACATTGTGCAACCCTGTCAATAAACTTTCGTATATATAAACCACTCACTTGTAGTAGAATCCATCTGGTTCTCTAACTGGTCCAACATAACCATATCTATCTAATATGATTAACTTTGGACAGTACATTACTTTGGTTCTTCTATTGATTGTTACCATGTAGTAACCAGCGGCATACCAACTTTTACTTTTCTTTTCTTGTGTGTAGATTGGTAATCTTTGATTGATATCCCATATACCGTTGTATGGTTTGCAATCTGTTGGAAAGTTGTTCACTTGATTCTCAGGATACTTGATTCTTTCAGCATCTTGTTCAAAGGCTATCTTTGTAACATCACGTAGACTCTTAATAGTTTTGAAACGTGCATTACCTTGTTTTGTAGTAACAAAGTAACCTTGATTGTCCTTTTCAACTGAACCAATTTTTTCATCGTTTTGTTTTATGACCCAAAACTTACCATTGACAATTGGTTTTGCTATTGTATCATTCATGCTTTAATACTCCTTGGTATGTTTGGTTTAACCAACGTCCATACTGTTCTGCGTTCTCACTAAGTCTATTCAACTCGTATTTACCACAAAATTTCAGGAACTTGGATCCTACTTGTCCAACATCTTTGTTGGTTACTTGATTAATAATTTCTAAGTCTACTCTATCTTTAATCTCATCTGGCATAGCAGTTAGATCAATTAGTTCTTTGTTTCTATTGTAATCATCTAATACTCTATGCTCTGCACCATTGTGATCAGTCCAACGTTGTAGCATCATGTTGTTCCACGCATAGCCTTTGCTTTTGCGATCTTCAAATGCTTCAAGTAGACCAACTTTGTTTTTGGTGCCTTTCTTACGTACACCTGGATAAGCACTGAACACATTGTCGCTACTATCACCTCTCATGCACTTTTCAAACAACAACCATTCAGGATCACCTAACAGCTTAGGCTCCTTTGTTTTCTTATCTATCACTTGCTTGCCTTTAGCATCGTATATGCCTTCTAGTGTAATCAAGTTATCTGTAATACCATTGAACTGTGTAACGTTTTTTGTAATCAACTGATAGAAGTCACTATCACTGCTAATGATAACATGTTCGTCTGTAGGATGCAGTGCAATCCAACGTGCTATAAGATCATCTGCTTCTGCATCTGCATCACGTAGCACACTACAATTTGTCTTTTCACGTATGTATGTACTAAAGTCATCAAAAGTTTCCCAGAACAGTTTCTCTTCTTCTTGTTCTGTTTCGTTTTGTGCAGCTCTTGCTTCACTGCGATTGGCCTTGTAAGGCTTGTAGTGATCTTTGCGCCAACTACGTCCTTCTAACATGAACACAACATGGTCTGCGTCAAACTTCTTTGCTACTTTGTTAATAGCTGCCATGCTTATGTGTAGTGCATAGCCTACTTTTTCCCAAGGGTCAGTTGCACGAAATGCAACATGCCTAGCACGAAAAAACATATTAGCAGTGTCAATTAATAGATACTTCATACCATTCCTTTTGTATATAATGTACTAATTATAACACTAAACCAAACGATTGTCAACGATATATTTTGTCATATATTGAGCCCACACTCTGTGTCCGTCAGCACCATAATGATAGCTGGTAGGTGATACAGTGTAACAGCGATTGCTTACAATGCTATTAAACGTGCCTTTAGCATTGTATGGTAGTATGTAGCTTGCTCCCCAGTCTTTCTTTTTCTTTACAACACTGAAGTCATTATTACCATTGAAGAATATATGCTTTGCACCCAGTTGTTCTAGTTCTAAATGAAATTGCCAAATCTCATTGTGTGCTTCATTGGTTTTTGTTTGCCAATCAACGTTTGCTACATATTCTTTGTATTTTTGTTGATGGCTTTGAGGAACATCATCTATGCCACTAGCATTTATCTGATAGTATTCATTATCTATCAGCCATTCTTCACGTTCCCAAGTACTCCATTGAATAACATAAAGTGTTCTATCGATATCGTTTGCTTGTTGTTCAAGCCAGTTGCGTGTAGTCCTGATAATTCTCGTATTAGAACTTGCACTTTCAGCGTCACATTTAAATCCACAACTGAGTCTATTGCTTAACAACTTACCCCAACTGTGTGCTAGATTTTCAGGATGAGGAGCTCTGCCCATTGTAAAGTATCTCTGATCGTCTTCGGCAAATGCATGATTGTTTACACATTCAGCGGCAGCAGTATGTGAATCTCCGTTTGTATAAAGTATCATAATAGTTTGTTTTCTCTAATGTAATCAATTAAAAATTCTGCCCACACTTTATGGCCATCGGCTTCGTAGTGATACCATTCATCTGGACGTAGACCTTTGTTTTTGAGATAGTGGTAAAAACTTTGATCTTTATCATAAGGCTCTACGTAGGCACTATTCCAGTTGTACGTTTGATTCTTTCTTATGAAATCATACATGCAATTAAAGAACAAATGTCTTATGTTTTTTTGTTCTAGTTCGAGATGGAAACTGTAGATGTATTCATGCCATTCTACAGACTTTTCACTCTGTCTATCAGACGTTTGTTCTGTTACCCATTGTTTGTATTTGTTTGCAAGTTCCTCGGGTACACTGTTTGTTCCGCTTGCTGTAACTGTATAGTACCGGTCATTGTGATACCATTCCTCACGTTCCCACGTGCTCCATCCAATTATGATGAAGTCTGGTGTTGTGTGCTTAAGATATTCGCGTGTGCGTCGAAGTATACTAGCATTACTACTACCAATCTGTGCTTGATTAATCAAATTGCAATCAAACTTTTGGGCAACT